CTAAACTTCTTGGGTATCGGTGTATCTTTACCTACAAAATCCTCTGCGGCTTTGTGAAATGCAGAGCCATACAACATAGCATCACTCTCCTTGAACGGAAACTCTTTGAGTATCTTCTCATGGTAGAACTGTTTAGGACATTGCTCAAACGCTTTGATCTTACTGAAAGACCATGGCGATACTTTAGTCATCAACAGAACTTTCTGAGTTAAACACATCACGCGTAAGGCGTTTCATACGTTTTGTTCTAAAGAACCCTACGTACTGTTGGTGCCGTACCATGTATAACCGCGCAAACAATGCGATGAAGTTATTAGAAATTTTATACTCGTTGCCTCTAGTTACTACGCTAGTCTCCCAACGCACTCTGTTGGTTATCAACCAACCGCTTAAATTCTTATGTCCTCGGCTTATTGCATCTGCGGTAAACCGTTCAAACAGCCGAAAAAAGTCAGGGTTCTTTTTGTGCCAGCGCAACCAATCACGCCCTAAAGCGCTCTCGCACATAACTTCGTAAAACTCTGCTTCAGTACAGGTGATTTCTATCGTACTCATTCACATTCTCCATATGATTTGCCTGTGCCACTTTCACAGGTGATTGGTAAACCTTCTGCCCAGTCGGGTGTCTGGCTCATACACTCTTCCATATATACTTGCGCTTCAACCAACTCTTCGTCAGGAACACAGATAATAATCGAGTCGTGTACAGTTAGCACAGCTTTGTACCTCTTGGCAAGGAGTATCATTTGATGCCCTATGATACAGCGAGCTATAGCTTGGCATACGTTCTCCACAACCTTACCACCATATATGCGGTTCGGGCCTTTTCTTGTTCGGTACGTATACTCGTACCCACGTTCGGATTTCTCTGCGGCTAGGCCATGATAGAACATGGGTATACCATTAGGTATAATGATAGCGTTCCTGCGTGCGTCTACTTGCAAGACACCTTCTTTTCCAAACTGTACGCTATCTCCGCGTGCCATGTACTGCACCATGTTGTTAGCGTCACGCCATAACTGGCTTATAGCTCCATTAGTACCACGATATATTTCTATGATACGGCGTGCTTCATCAAGCTCAATGTACACACCGAACCCTTGCAACTGCGCTTGGAACTTCACAGCACCCATCCCGTACCCTGCACCTAGTATTGTAGTCTTACCCACAAACCTTTGGTCTTTGGTCACGTTCTTAACTGAAACTGAGTATATGCTAGACGCCATGTATTTGTACACGTCTTCACCTGCCGCGAACTGTGCGGTTAAATCCTTTTGCCCTGCCAACCATGCAAGTACGCGCGCTTCGATCTGAGAACTATCACAGTCTATCAACGTGTGTCCTGTTGGAGCAACAATGCTACTCTTTAACTTCTTGCCATTCGCACCACGGCTAGGTAGGTTTTGTAGGTTGATCTTATCTGACCCACCCCAACGGCCTGTGTGCGCGGCATAATATTTTACAGGCACAGGCAATAACCCACGCTTGGATATATCAATGAACCTTTGGGTACGCGTCTCTTCAAGACTAGACTTGTTACCTAGACGCGCTTCTACCAAAGACTTTACCTTCGGGTTTTCGTGTTCGAGTAATGCTTTGAACCCTTCATCTGATTTGGCAAACGCATGAGTCTCTTTACCTGTGGTTGCGCTTATCTTCATAGGCGGTTCTACATCAAACCCCTTGAGTAGTTCAGCAAACTTAGGGTTAGACATTAGGTCTTTCTTATCTTCTACACCTGCATCTACTAACAACTTATCCTTACGCGCTTTAACGTCACTAAGGTGTGATACCAGTAATTCGTCGTCCAACTCCAACGTAGGTTCAGTGAACATGCGCAACGTCAGGTCGATCAAACGTAGTTCAGACTTAGGGAATTTACGTGCCATAATACTAAACAGCTTATACGTTAACTCTACATCGTTAATACAGTAGTCACCGTATGCGCTTAGTTCTTCGGGTGTAAAATCTCCACGGTGCTTTCCGAGTGCGTCGAGTACCTCTGTACCTTTCTCGCCGATCTTATACCTTTCAGCAAGTGAAGCGAGGTTTGCACGAGCTTCGACCCCGTGTAAAGCGCGGGCAATACACATAGTATCGGTAAGCATCCGAGGGCGAATATTATAGCACCAATTAAGAATAGCACCATCGAACATAGTGTTATGACAAAGTAACATAGCCGTGTCCCAAGGGAACGTGTTGAGGTATCTCTTAATCTGTTCATGCGTGCCACTAGCCCACTCCGTTTTTCCGTTGTTAAGTTTTACGCTCACGCCCACGGTCTCAAAACGAGGGTCGCGGACATAAGCTTCTGTTGTTATCTTACTCAAGGAATATTCCTTGTCGTAATACGTTTCAAAATCAAGTGTGATTAAATCCATAGCTACAGCTTACCTGCAAGCTCACCACCACATGCCATGTAACCTGCACCATCCACCCAGTTGTCAGGGTGTTTAGGGTTTGATCTAATACGCGCTACTTTTAGTAACGTCATCATAGCACCCACGTCATGTGTGGCTACATCTACGTTGAGGTAAGTCGTCCACAGTCCTGCTATCATCTTGAAGTTGTCTTCCATGTTACCGTGATCAGATGCGCGATCTTTTGTAACGTAACCTTTGGCAGTGTCTAAGATGTCACCACGTTTAGGTGGCTTTGGTGCTTCCAGTATTTCTTTGGGCGTACCTGTCTTTGCCATAAGCTTATGGACGTAGCTGTGAGATGTTTTAGTACCCTTCGCTACTTCGCTTGTGCTAGCTAACGGGTGCGCAATTATATACGCCCATATTACCTCTGATTTTAATTTGTTCATGTCGTTCTCCTAATCACCTTTAAAAACTTCGTCACCTATCTCTATTGGCAACTCTATTGTTGTTGTTTTGAAATCACATTTAGTACACGCGCGCCTACGTCTTACTGTTGGAAAGCCATAAGAAAAATGTGCGCGTGAATCTATTACTTCTAATTTCCTTTGGTTTTGTGGGATACAATGGGGGCAGTAACTAACTGATGCGGACATATGGTCTTGCCTTTACTGCCCTACCACCACGTGCGCCGCTTATTTTGCTTTGCCCCGCATGCTTTGATGGTTTTTGCCTTAGCCGCAATGCCGAATTATTTTTCTTATCCAGCTTAGTCTGTTCTTCCCACTTTGTTCGGTAGTTATCTTCGTATTCTTCAAGTGTCATTGTTATTCTCCTATAATTTAATGCCCATACGTAGAGTACAGGACTAGCCGTACGTGGCCTAGTCGGTATGGTCACAAGAACTGAAAGGTTTCCGTAAACGGAAATGGAGTGTCCCTGCCCATACTGCTGAGGTTTATGCAAACTATGCTAATTGCGCCCACTCACAGCTTGGGAAGTTGTGTCAGGTGTTACTACAGATTGTTACCCATTTATCCATTTGCAAAGACAGTTGGTGTACGTTCTCTTCGTGTACAACTAAGTCAAACCCACCTGCTTCGTTGATCTCTTTCAAGTTCTTCTCTTGCAATGGTGTGGGCGTATTATTACCTGCTTTACATTCAAGCCCAAAGAATAATCCTTGGTAGCACGCTACGATGTCAGGTACACCGCTCTTGCCGTAGCCGCCAGTGGCGGGAAAGAAATAGTAAGCACCTATATCTTTTAAATGTTTTACAGCGGTCTTTTTAACTTTTGCTTCGGGGGTCATAGTCATTCTCCATTGATACCAGTTGAGGGGTGGCGTTAACCACCCCGTTCATTTAGGGAGTTCCCTAAATCATTTGTAAACCCAATATAGAAAAGGGCCAATTCTACAGCCAATGTTTTCCAAATCATTCTTTGGCGGCGGTATGTGTAACAACGATAGAGTTGCTAGACGTTCTTGTATCCAAACGGGCAGTTCGTCCACAGAACCGTAATGTCCTTCGGCATCCTTGTCAATACACATCATACCAAAACACGACACATTGACTTGTTTAGTGTCATAAGCTATCTCAACACGGTACGTGCTGCTGTCAGACACACTCACGTGGTAGGTTCTTCTGGATAGAAGTAGAACATGGTGTCATCAACCTTGTAGCCAACGTCTTCAACAAACTGCTCG